TTACGTCATTCAAAGCTACGATACAGCGTTTTTAAAAAAAGAAACAGCTGATTACAGTGCAATTACGACCTGGGGTATTTTTTATCCAGAAGAAGGAGGCAAACCAAATATAATTTTGCTCGATTCTGTTAAAGATAGATTTGATTTTCCAGAACTTAGACGTGAAGCACTAGAGCAATATAAATATTGGAATCCTGACATGGTTATCGTTGAGCAAAAAGCATCGGGCACACCTCTAACACACGAGTTAAGACAAATGGATATTCCAGTTATGACCTTTACACCGAGCAGAGGAAATGATAAACATGTTAGAGTCAATTCTTGTGCCCCGCTTTTTGAGGCCGGATTAATCTGGGCTCCTGATGAGCAATTTGCAGAAGAAATGATCG